TACACTAGGTGTTTTAGATGGTGTAACCGATACACTAGGTGTTTTAGATGGTGTTACTGATACCGATGGGGTTACAGAAGGCGTCGAAGATATTACCGGTGTAACAGAAACAGATGGTGTAGCGCTAGGAGTAACAGAAGGTGTTACTGATGGCGGTACAAATAATCTAACTTCAAAGTTACAGTCAAACGACATATCAAATACTGATATATCAAATATTAAATTTTTACCAGATTGCTTTTTAAATACATTATCTCTAGTAATATCTTGTTGGGCGGCTATAATTAATGAACCGCTTAACTCACCATCAAAAGTAGGACTTTCATCATCTATAATTTTTAATGCTGAACCTGATTTAGTAGGTATATATTTATTATATGCAGTCGTGTTGTTGAAAGAATACTTTTCTCCTATATCGTATATACCTGCTGATCCTGCTGATGCAGATACTATTTCGATAGAGCCTGTGTATTCTCTTTGTTCGAAAGAACCAGATACTAACTTTGCTTTACTCCTATTTAATACATTTGGTTTTATAATAACTCCTACAGATGCATTAGCTCTTGCAGGTATATAATCTTTAATGGACTTAAATAAAGTATTGTCAAAAAATCTTATTAACGATACAAAGTCTTTTAAATCATACTTACTATTATCTTTAGTATAATCTTCTAATAATGATTTTAGTCCTGTATAGGATGTACTATGGCTATCATCTGGTGCTCCTATATAATCATCTATATTAATACCACCAGCAGCTGATGCTGAAAAATGTATCTGAGTGTTAATATTGTCTGAAGGAGAAAATCCTACTTCTAGAGTATGTCTACCAGGTGATCTTTTATATATTTTTCTTCTTATAGTTTTATTTGCTAATAAAGCATCTCCCTCAGCTAAAGAACCAGTTACGTCTACTGTAACCCTATCTAAAGAAGTTAGTGCTTTATCTTCTATATCTATGCTGCCGCCCATATTAGGGTGATTACCACAATAGTAATATAGAGTATCAGGAGCTGTTTGAGAGACTAATAAAGTATATTTTAAATCTGTACCTAGGGTTCCTCCATTATCTGACCATCCGTTAGTATATTGATCTCCTGAGTTGTGTTCACCATCAGAAGTTGTCGATAAACGGATAGGATGAGTACTATTAGTACTATCAGATTGATTAAATGTATATGTATGTCCTCTCAGTAGAGTTAGAGTTTCTTGTAATACTCCGTCTATATAATATCTATTTCCTGCTCCTGGGTTATCAACTGTTATTGTGTATTCTCTATCTAATGATCCTGTTATATGTTCAGACGGAGATAAATAAACGTTTTGTTCTCTGTCTATATCGCCATCAATATTAATAGTTAATATATCAGAAGGTACTCCATAACAGTTTATTAATGCTCTTAAACCTCTTTCAGTACCTTTAGCTTTAGTTATATAAGGAAGGTTGTGATAAATTCTTTTGTATACCTCTTGTATATAAGATTTTTTAGGCATAGGCTGTAAAAAAGCCTGAGGTCCGGATGATGCTGTAACGTGAGTAGTACTCCCTGATGTGTATTCCTGTCCTGTAAAATAAGAGAATAAATTTTCTAAAGTTTCATTACTTGAATATAGTTTTACACCGAAACCTTTCAATGCTTCTCCGACTAGATCTCTAGAAATTCCATGATCTAATCTATTATCATTATCATATTTATCTGATAGTGCTTTTTGGTAAATCCATATATTGTCAAAATGTTGACCTAACATATATGTAAATGTAAGCGCTTCATTATTATCAGCATCTTCTCTTATAAATGCAGGTATAGCATTAGTTAGTGCATTAAAATTACTTACATCGTAGTTAGAAGCAGATGAAATATTATCATTAAACCAAGTAGTAGTTGCAGCATTACTGCTCGACATTAGTATATACGGTCTTGAAGTATTAGATTTAGGCCACGAATAACTTCCGCTTTCATAATATAAAAACCTATCATAGTGATCAAAATTATCTACTACTCCTGATATTAGTCCTTCGTAATATTCTATACTTCCGGTAACGTCTGCGTTATTACTTCCTTGAGCTTTGAGTGTTGCTATACTACCGCTATAACCTTCTACTAATTGAAGTTTATACTTGAAGTTTCTTAATCTTTCTTCAGCTGACCCAAAGTGTACAAAGTTACTATAGTCTTCGTGATCTATACTTATAGCTGATCCGCTTTCATTAGCTAACGACATTAACTCATAATAAGAGCTGCTTACAGGGTAACTAAATAGTTCGTTAAAGCTATAATACGGACTAGGAGTTCCTTGCTCATCATCAGCATCTACTTGATAATTAGGTCCTGCTAAACTTTCAAATACTTCAGGGTCAACTATAGTTTCAGCTGTTATTTCGAATGCTTGACTATCACTAACTATATCAACAATAGTTAATAAATCTTTTCTTTTTATACTTTTAGGTAATGGTTCGTATAATCTTACTAGTACTGCTGTCTGTCCTTTATATTGTTGAGAGCTTATATTTACTCCTATTGCAAGTTTATTTTCTAAAAAGTTTAATCTAAAATCACTGAAGTAAGATTCACTGTTTATTGCTGCTTCTATATTATTAGTTACTCTAGATATAAACCCATCTGTTAATTCAGGCGTTAATAATCTTAACTCCATTCTATCTTTAGAGATAGTTTCTATATAAAATCTAGGTTGATTAGTTCTTTTACTGTAAAGGTTATTTACAAAATTATATACAAGTCTGACATCACCTGAATTATATCCTAGTTCAATAGCGTCTTGTACTGGGTCTATTTCTAATCTCGATTCTCCTGATTTACCTGCTCCTGCAGCTGTAGCTAAGAAAGAATATCCTTTGTAATTATAAGAAGATTTTAAGAGTATACCAGTAAGATCATAAGCATGGACTTCCATGTTATGCATCCCTGTTTTGAATGTATTAGCTAGGGTAAAGTCACCAACAAGTCTTATATCATTTTCATCATATAAGTCTATACCTGTTACTTGTTCAGGGAATAGTGAAACTACATTATACTCTATTTTAGCCATTTACCTTTTATTAGCCGGTTGTATTATTAGTTGATTGGAAACTGTTTGCCTTCTCTAGCTCAAGTCTTAACACATCTTCATTAGCATCTACTAATTGAGCTCTAAGGTTAGCAATTTCATCTAAAAGCGGCTGTAATTGGTCATCTGTTTCATCAAGATCTACAAGTTCTGAACTTCTTCTGATTAAGTATTCATGAGAAGAGTTAGAGTTTCTTAATGGTATCTCTAAATAAAGTTTATTATACAACCTAAATAATTCTGCTACAGTATCAGTATCAACTAGTTCTACCGGAGGAACAAATGTTTTAAAGTTCCTATCTACTACTCTTTCGAATTCAGTTCTGTTAAAAACTGTTTTTTGTATATTAATTTCAGCCATTTTGAGTTACTTTAAAAATATTATCATTATCTATAATCACTTCACTGCCGTCTAAAGATGAACTTACTAAAATTTTATAGTATCTTTGAGGTTGTAAAGTATCCATATATAAATCAAAATAACTTCCATTACTGTCACAACTAATCTTAGTATGCGTACTATTAAAATCTACTACCATTTCATCTGTAAAATCGTCTTTAATTCCATAATAAGAATTTTCTGGTAGGGCTAGATTAGTGTTATAGATAGAAGCTGTAGTAAACGTTCTAGTAGGGTACTTTTGCTTAGCTGTTAGTCTAAATCTTTGTTTGCTAACATTTTTATATGTACCTCTATTATTTTTTATTCCTATAGTTGCAACATCTGTGCTTAAGACAGATAATGATCCGGTATCATAAGATGAATCATCCCATGCTATTTCTAAATAAGGAGAATAAATAGTATTCGTGTCTCTGCTAAAGTATCTAAGTTTAATAGATGAAGTAGTTTCGAACTCGTATTCATCAGCTAATTTAACTATAAAACCGTAGTTGTCTATAGACTCTGAGTGTATAAGCTTTACAGCGTTCGTTACATCTATCGACATATCTAAGTCGCTATATAGAGGGTAACTTTGTGTAGTGTGTAAGTCTAATCCATTTGAACCTGTATACCAGTGACCACCACCTGCTGCAGCTCCTGTGTTACTTCCTGAAAAAGAACCTGTTGTAAAGCTAGGGTAAGAACTTACCGTCCAGGCATTAGTAGCTCCTTCAGATCTGTGTTTCCATGTACAGCCGGAGTTATTAACAGGATCGTCGTAATATTTACCTAAACCGTTATCCCAAGATACAGCTATTGGAAAAGATTCTATACTAATATTATCTTTTAATTCTGTTGCATCAGCAAGAAAATAGTTAAGACTTGCTGAGAATCCACCTGTTACTTTACCGTTAAGGGTACTTTGTATTTCAGATAGACTATATTGTGTCAATATTCTAGATGCTTTACCTTCTTGATTTACTGGAAATCCGCCAAGCTCAGCTATTTCGTCTCTACCAGCATTTGAACCTGAACGTTCAGAGCTTATAAAGGTGTCTTTTTCTGGGTATAGTCTAAATATTGCCATCTTATACTGTTATTATTCTACCTTTTATGTCCGAATTAGGATACTTTATTTCAAATATACAAGGATCATAAGAAGGATATATTATGTTGTTTCTTAAGGCTGATTTAACGTCATATTCGTATTTAGAATATACGCCTCCAACTTTATTAACTACTTCTATTTTCTGTACTGTCTGTACTCCTTTTACTTTATCTAATAGTGTTGTAAGTTTAGATAAGTTTATAGGTTGGTTAATATTTCTATTTTCTATTGCCATATATGATTTTATAGCATTAGTACAATTAAGTAGTACCTGTCTCCCTGTATGATTAGGTAAAGCTAATACTTCAAAGTTTATACCTACATTCACTACAAATGCATCTTTTATATTTACCGAATCAGTTATTAACATATACTGAGATAGATATTTCTTAAGGTTTTGTTTTAAGTTTTTAGTAGCTGATATTAGTTTACCATTATTATCGTATGCTAGTACATACATTGATAATGCAAATGGATTATTATTAACTAAAGAAACAGTTGCTTCGTCTTGAGTAGCTTCATCTTGTGTTATAAATGTTTTAGCTACAGTACCAAATCTAGCAGGTAATGAGTTTGCTCTAACGCTATAATCCTGTAAGGTTACTGCTCTTCCTTGCTCTCCAAATGCTCTCATGGCATTTTCTCTTATTTCTTGAGTACTATCTCCGTCTTTACCTCCAGTAGCTGCTAGAGGGTTAGTAAAGGATAGAGTAGAGACATATGTATCGTCAGTTGCACTAGTAGTTACTGCTTTAGTAGTAGTTATCGTATTAGCAGGTACGTTAGCAACTATACCTCCTCCTTTTAAATATTTTATAGTTAATGTAGTATTTGATGGAGCTAACCCATAAGTACCTGTAAATAAAAAGTTTGAAGGATCGTATGAATGATCCATTCTACTTATACCTTCTGCATTACCTACACCTACGTTATTAGGATTAGGAGTTATAGATACATCTTCCGAAGGACTTACTCCTGCTCCAAACTGTAGCTGTAAATTACCTTGAGAGTTAAATCTAGTAACAAATCTTCTAGGTACTTTTCTTAATACTAATTTATGTGAAACTTTATCACTATCTGAATCGGTATTAGCTTCATCGTCAAATATAGTTTCTTGTCCTAGGTAAGGTACTTCGTAGTACACGTTACTATTAGAATCAGTTACTGATAGTATTCCAACTATATTACTGTCGTCTACTGTAATAGTTTTAAATTTTTCTGCATTTCCAATAGCTACCGTTGTTGTAAGTACTTCTCCTGAAAATGCTTTTGCTTTCTTTTTTAAAGTATATTGAGCCGGATTGCCTGACTCTACTGAGTGTACTGTTATATCAGTTGGATCTAATGAACTTGAGAAAGAAAAGTCTACTGATTTATCAATTATAAAGTTTGGTTGGCCCGATACATTAGCGGTTAGTTCTGCGTCTTCGCTTATTAGAATAGCTTGATTAAAATTAGGTTGATAATTATCTCCTGAAGCTAAAGCTGCAACTTGTTGAGATATTTCTATTTCAACTTCTGATACAGTAGTAACTTTTGGTCTATATCCTAACATATATGCTAATGAATATAAATTTTCAGGATTTTTTGCATGCTGTATAAATGTTTCTTGTAGCTGTATATCTTGATAAAAAGATAAAACATCACCAACATATGATGCCATCTCTATAAACATCATACCTGGAGAGGTAGGAGAAAAATCGTTATACGAATCAGGGTAGTAGTTTTTAGCAAATTCTACTAATTGATTTTTAAAATCAGCAAAATTCCTGTTTACGTACTTTATATCTTTAGTCTTTGCCATTATTGTTCAAAATTTATATTCAGAAAATCTTCTATTCCGGTTTCTGCTATTTGGTACCTCATACTAAAATTTACTGTGTTATTGTCAGGATCTGCTGTTGTTTCAATTTCTTTAGGAATAACTGCTGGGAAGTAGTTTCTTAACGAAGATTTTACTTCTTGATCTATTTGTTCTATTTTTTCTTCAGTTATATTATCAAATAAAAGATTTCTCAAGCCTGTACCTAATCCGGGGCTAAAGAATCTTTCTCCTCTACCAGTTAAAAAAAAGTTAATTATATTATTTTTTATAGCATCTTTTGTAGTATATGTAGAATTAAACACAGCTTGACCACTAAACGGTAAAGAGATACCTACAGCTTTTCTAGGCTGTCTATCTAATGGATTAATTCTTTTTACTTCAAATGCCATATTATGTTAATTGTCCTTTACTTTTTTTATTTGCTAAATCTAGTACACTTTTAGCTTTTTTAACAAAATCTAAATTACTAATATCTAATCCTGGTTCAGGTCCTCCACTCATGCCCATTCCTGATGCTACTGTGCTAGCCATAGAAGGTGCATTAACCATAGAAGAATTAGCATTCATTATAGTTTTGTAGTCTTCGCTAGTCATGTTATTTTGAGTTTGATTTAACATTTCCGTTATTGGAGTTAAACTCTTTTTACTCTCTTCGTTTAATTTAGGATCTACTGACCATTTTCTGGTTTTCGTATTTGCTTTTGTATAACCGCTTGTTTCTGGTTTACTAGCAAATTTAACTGCTTCATTTAAAATGTCTTTCAACTCGTCCTGGACGGCTGATCTGACTTCTTCTCTTATTATTTTTCGTAAACTATCTAGTTTCATAATTATAAATATCCTTTATTACAATAATGCTAGCTGAGTATTTAATCTTACTTTAATATCATCTAGTATTATTCTAGGTTTTGGTGTAAAAGTTTCAGGGGATGTTAATACTACTGCACTTGGGTCCCCATCATTCCACAGTTGTGCAGTTCCAAATCTTCTTGGTGCTATAAGAGGAGATAAAGGATCATCTTGTACTCTTAATAAATATACGTTACCATCAATGGCTGTAAATAATTCTGAGTTAGGAGGTAATCCTGTTACTCCTGTTGCTTCAATTGTATTAAGCGGTAATCCATCAGGGCCTATTAATCCGTCTTCTCCGCTGCCGCCATCTACATCTGGGTTAGTACTGTTATCGAAATCTCCCTCTATAGCTCTTCTTCTTAGTCTACTTTTGATACCTTCTGGTATGAGGTCTGCTTGACCCATTTCGTCAAATATATCAAGGATGTCGTTCATAGCATCATCGAATCCATCTGAGCTTCCTCCGTCTAGTTCGCTTTGTATTAATCCTAATGCATTGGCTAAAGTATCTTCTAATTCATTTAATAAATCTTCTAATTCAGGATCTATCTCATCATTAGGATCTATCCCATTAAGTACTTCACAGTAAGCTCCTGCAAAAGCACATACCTCGTTTATTTTATCTAGAACAGACATAGCTGGTGCTAGTGCTGCTTGAAGTGAAGCTACTAGTGTTCTAATGGCTTGTACTATTCTAGTAATTCTTTCTACTAACTTATTTACTTTAGCTCTTATATTACTAAGTAAAGTTGTAACACTTACAGGTATACCAATACCAGGAGGAACTGATTGAGGTATAGGAATATTTAATATTACATTCACTATGTTTAGTAGTCTAGAAATAGGTCCTAAAAGTCGTTCAGCTGTACCAAGTAATTTGTTTACAGTATCGGTTATTTTACTTGCAAACTCATTTAATCTATCTTGTAAAGAATTTATTGAGTCCATTCTTTCACAAAGAGAGGGTGCTACTTTTTCAGCTATTGCCCCTGTTGCAACCTGGAGTATAACTGCTTTCATTTTATTAAGTAGAACCTGTTTAGATTCTTTAAATTTAGCTACTATATTACCCTTAGCTTTACCTATAGCTACTCCTATCTTTTCTTTGAGACTAGTCTTAGCCTGCCCAGAATCATCTGGTTGTGAAGATATAGTTACTGGTGCTTCTGTTGATTGTAATCCTCCTTCTGACATTATACTCTTCTATTACGTAGGTTAGGTTCTAAGAAAATATTTTCTGATAAAGCTGTTTCTTGATCGTTTTCTAATCTTTCTAATTCAGCTTTGATAGTATTTGCTGCTGATATTTGTTTAGGTATCCATGATGATGGTAAATGAGGTTGAGCCATTGAATCAACTAACAGATACAGGGCAGCTATTAAATCTTTTTGTAATGAAACCATCGTTCTTCCTAATATAGCAGGTTCAGCAATTTTTGCTTGAGAAGAACCTTTAGTAGCATTACGTAGCCTTAATGCGTTTATACCAATATATATTTTTTGTGCACTAATAACTACTTTATTACTTTCTCCTCTTCCATCTATATTTACTGAATTGCCAGATATACCTACTGCTTCATTACCTGATATAAGTACTGAGTCTTCTTTAGAGTTAAGAACTATTCTATCTGAGTTAATAACTGCTTGAGATCCAGAATATATATTTAATTCAGCTGGCGGTACTACTAATCTGTTTTCAGGATCCTCTTGATCGCTATCAATAAAAGATGCTCCTATAAAACTTAAGTTATCTTCTGAAGATGCTGATATAGGTAGAGCATGTGCTTCAGTTAAGTAAATGGATGTTGCGTCCTCATTTATATCTTCTAATATTGGGGTATATCCATCTCCGGTTTCTTTTTGTCCATTCCTTATTATAGTAAGAGCTTTCATATTATTGCTCTCTTCTATATCTTCTCCACTAGTTCTTTCTATAATATATGGATTATTAGGTGATTTAGCTCCTGTAAATCTAATAGAAGAACCAAATCTTGATTCAATAAGGGTATCTCCTGGAAATGGTAGCAGTGGTGCTAATACGGCTGAGTCTATAAAATTGTTATTTTCTTCTGCTTTTGGGTATTCAGATACATTAGAGTCGGGATGAGGGTTCCAGTGAGGGTGATTCCATACTGATAAAGGTGTTTCGTAGTATGTTTTAGATGTATCTGAGCTATCTACCTGTTCTTGAGATATAGGTCCTATACAGATATATACTATTTCTTCTAATAAAGGAAATGTAATAAAGTTTCTGCTTTTAGGATATGCTTTGCCTAGCTTATCTACTCTGTTTTGTAAACCCGAATCTCCTAATATCCTATATCTAATAGCTCCTATATCACTATATCCTGTAAAAGATGGATGTCTTTCGTCTAATATCACATCCATTACTCTTGCAGGTACTATTCCTGGTGGAGAGTCTATTTGGACTTTGCTAGGTGATGTAGGATAAAATGGATTATTACTCATTATTTTCTTCTTCTTCTGGTTTAGCTTTATCTTCTACTTCAGTTAACTCCGAAGCTTCTAGTAAATCAGCTAGTTCAGAAGGATCGAAGAAGTCTGCTCCGTCACCTTTATTAGCAGCTGATTCTATTCTCTGTATTATAGCTGCCATTTTAATAAGGTGCTCATCGTTTTTTACTCCTATTTCCATATACTCTTTAATCATAGGTACTACTAAAGTAGCATCTCCTATATTCTCTATCAAAGGTTTAAGTTCTGCTATTAAAGAGCTCACTTGATTTCGAGTACTGCTAGAGTTATTATGTATCTCTTCTAATAAATCAGATAAAGTCTTATCTTTAAATATGGTTTTATCTAAGGCCATAGTTTTTTTATTATAAATAGACTATTTAACGTAATTTATATTATGAATAATAAGACCTTGCTCTTCGTATTGCTGATATAGCTCGTAAAATTCTATTTTTAACTTAGAAATTACTCTGGTTAGATGAGGAGTCTCACAGTCTGTCATTTCTCTAATGTATATATAAAGAGCTTTTTTCTTAAATATACCTATATCGTTTCTAGTTTTAAATATAGTAAGGACTGCATCTGCTACCTTTAGCTCACTTTCTTTTGAAAATAACTTATCTATCTTTTCATAAGTCTTATCTACAAATAAATCTATAAACTGCCCTAGTGTTAATGCATCTTCATGATACGGATCTTGAGTTTTACCATAAATTCTATCTGTATCGTCTACATTATGTTCTAAGTCTTTAAAATCTCCGTGTTGTAGTAGTTTTTTATAATTTTTATTATTATAATTTATTAACCACCTCTTTACTATAGTACCAAAATAAGAATAAGCTTTAGCTCCATAGGTTGGATCAAACTTCATTATCTTTTCTTCTAATAAAACAGTAACTATTACGTGTTTTAAGTCTTCAATATCTGGAACGTCTGTGTAGTAGAACTTAAATGTATGTATTATGTTCTCTGCAAGCTTGTAAAAGGGGTAATAAATGTGATCGGTAAATATTTTTGCTCGATAATCAGGGTCAGTACTTTCGTTATACTTAACAATATATTCTTCGGTCTCTTTAGTAAAGTAATTAGCTTTGCTTTTTGCTCTGCCCATAGGTTTCGGTTACTTGGAACTTATCAAGTTCTTCTTGTACAAGTTTTAATTGATTAAAAAAGTAACCGGTCTCGTCATCTGATTGGAATGCTCCTTTAGAATCGAGTTCTTTTAAGTGGGCTTGTGATTGTTTAATTGTATCTGATAGTCCTGCAATGAATTCTGCTTGTTCTTCAACTGCATCTTCATATTTTTCCACTCTAACTAACAGATTTCTTATGAAAAATCCTGAAATCGCTATTACTAAGCCTAAGGCACAATAAATTACTATAGGATCTGCCATAATTATAGTTTTTTTAATGTTTTTAATAGTCCTTCCGAAGAATTTACTCTTTTTCCTGTCGAACTACTAGTTTTTTTAACTTTTGGAGCTGTATTTCCCTTGCTAGCTAACCATTTATCATATTCTACCTTAGAAGCAAGGAAGTCTGCGCAATGTAGCACGTTAACTATCGAGGTTTTCATTCTAGAATTAGGGTTATTGCTAAAGAAATATGGTTTATTACCGTCTGAAAATACTCCATCATGGCATTTTATAGCCAAATACTCTTTTTCTGTAGTTTTGATACCATATTCTTGTAATGTAAACAAAGATCTATCTGGGACTAGCATAAAAGTCAAGTCTCCATTAGGGGTATACATTTCTTGAAGCTTATCTTGTCTCCATTTATCGGTCTGAGGTAGGTAAGATGCTTGATCTTTAGTACCTATTTTACCTAAATCATGAAATAGTCCTGCAAATACAAGTTCTTCCATAGTAAAATCGATAGTACCTCCCATTTCCTCGTAAAGTCTGGATTGTTTAACGGCATACTGAACTACTCTATTAACGTGATCTACATATCCTCCTGGAAATGCATTATGATACCAAGTTTTTCCACTTGCAGGTGCCATCACATAGGTATCGGCAAGATCCTCAAGCATGATATTTACGTCATTCTTTCGATCTCCTATATACTTATCTACTATCTTTAAATGTAGATCCCAATTTTTTTGAATTTGTTCTGCTGTTAAGCTCATATATTATAAATTACGAATAAAAAATTAAACTTCCAACTAATCGAATACAATTATCCTTTTTTTGTGTAACTAATTTCTATTTCTTTATATTTTATATATAATTTCATATAATCTTTTCTATATATTCTTTATATAAATCTTATATATTATAGAAGTTAGTGTTTTTTTTGCAGAATGGCAACTATTCTACAATAAATTTTTCTATATACCCTTCTTTCTCTATAAAAGTATTGTCAAATTCCCACATAACTTTCATATAAAGTGAAATAGTATCACCTACTAGTTCTGGAGGGAAAGGACCTACTACTCTTCTACTTGTATAGTTATTATCGTTTTCATTAAAATATATTCTAGTATCATTCTGTACGATAGGAAGAATAGTTCCTTGAAATTGATTCAAATATATAATAGTATCTCTAACTGGTATAGGAGTACCTTGATAATTTTCTAATCCATTATAAGGACTATACAAAGGAATACTAAAAGCTATCGAATCTCCAAGTACCCAATAGGTATCTGTATCAAATCTAGCACTAACTATACTATTTTCTATTTTATCTGCTACAACATCTACTGAGAAGTACGGATAATACTCCTGATTCCAATCTAGATCAATATGATAGTAACCATTTTCGTCCTGTTCGGAAGGAAATACCATAGTAGCTTCTGGATCTAAAGATAAATATAAGTTATCCTCTTCTGGAGAACAACTAAATATAAACATTACTAAGAAAAATAAGATTACATAGAGTATAAGCTCACTAATAAACTTAATTATTCTTAAAAAACAACCCGTATCATGACTATTCCACTTATCTATCATTACCTATAACTATTTACGTTTCTTAAACCTGAGTAACTACACCAATTTTTCTCACTATATTTATGCTCATCTGGGTATATAACATACATCTTATCCTTATAGGAAGAAGTTTCAAATATATAATAAACTAAATCTTCAATATCAACCTCTTGAGGAGAGTCACATTCTTGATATTCTCTTTTTACTTCTAATACTAACTTCAAAAAATCATCCGTAGATAGAGATTTATCTACATAATTCTGCTTTAAGATATCTTTTACTTCATCTTTAAGCCAAACGTCAAAATTTATATTTCTCATAACCTTTATTTATTACATAAATATACGAACTTTCCGGCAGAATTCCAACTAATTCACCAAGTTTTTTTAGTAATATGACTATAAACTACCTTAGCTAACTCTAAATGATCACCAGAATTAGGATGCTCTCCTTTATACCCAGTGTCGGTAGTAGTAAGGAACTGCCTGAAACTACTAGTACCATTAGGAAACATAAGTAGACTTCTATGTCTTATTTCACCTCCAAACCTATCAGGCATTTCACCTAAATCATTAGAACTTCTATAATGACTATAAACCTTAAAAGACGCCCAATCAACAAGATTATTAACAAATAGTAACTGCACCTTATTTACTTCACAGTAGCATGTTAAAAGCTCCATCTGATGTAGTAGATCTTTCTCTAATATATCTATCTCAGAAAAGTACTTTACTTGAGTTTTCCAGTACTTATCCCACCATTCTTTTTCTATATAAGGAAACCTATCTTTTCTGTACCACTCTAGACCGCCTTCTTTATGATCGGATAAATAATCACACTGGTCGCTCCACATCATATCAGATATATGTATATCATGCCATAGTTTAGTTTCTACATTATATCTAGACTCTCTTAATAATTCAGTTAAACCTATTACTAACACCCTATCATAATGACCATGAGTATCAGAAGAGGACTCTAACCAATGCATTGCCTTTCTAAAGATACTACTATTACTAGCTCCTCTTACTGATAAATTAACTGATTCAGCACCGCATTTAGATGCAACAAGCTTTTCAAAGGTAGTATCTCTATATTGCGTAGCTTCTAAATCATCACTACCTAATAGTCCTTTTTTATAATGTTTTTCATGTTCAGGAGCATAATTAGTTCTTCCTTTTTCTTCTCCTTCTACAGCAGAATGGAAAAAAGAACAGCCTATAGAGCATATAACGTTAAAATCTTTGGTCATAACAAATGGGGGAGTTTAGGGGGTTTATTAACAGCGTAGCTCGCCGCGCAAAAGCGCGCAAAGTTGCACCGAAAAATTTTATAACTTATCAAATAGTCTTTGTATATCATAATCAGATAACTCTAAAGTATGCAATGGGCCTTCAGATAATAGGCATGCATCTATATATTTCTTTATAACGGCACATCTTTCGTATTCCTCTCTATTCTCGAAATAGCCTCTAAGGCCATCTAGCATATTAAGTAATTTAGTATAATCGTGTTCTTTAGCGTACTTTTCTATACTGGGCGTTTCATTAAGATCAATCTTTTTAAGGCTATTGACGAGTTTAACGAAGTATTTGTGTTTAATCTTCGATTTTACCTGGAGGTACTGAGAGCCGTATTGTTCTTGTTGAATTTGATTAAGAATGTAATAGTTTTCGAAAGCTTTGATAAAATCTCCTAATACATAAGAAGCGTTATTGAACTTGATTACGACATCATGCTCTTTATATACCTCTTTATCTTCTTTATTAAATATATCAAAGATACTCTTATTTAACTTCTTCATTCTATATCTATATCTTTTTAATAAATAGTTGCATTTCTAAAAGATTTTTCTTATATTATAATATATACTGATAACAATATGTTCGAAGATATAAAAATAATAGCTCTAGGCCACGGGTTCTTATTTGGAATACAATATTTCGCACCATATGAGGTAGAAGAAGATTATCTCCACGAGTTAAATATATACTTGTTCTTATTCTGCATATCATTTAGATGGAAATAACCCTATATAGAGAATTTTTGCAAAAAAAATTTTCGTATATTTAGTGAAAACTGGGTAAATAGTTAGATCGAAAACAACCCATAGAGTCATCAGTACTATAAAGGATACGATAATGGGCAGAAATAAGATGGTAGATAGTTTATTAGAAGAAAAAGACCAATGGTCTAATAAATTAGAACTAGCCTTAGAAGATGAAAACTATAGATTATGTGCTTTATATAGGGATAAGATTAAATCTATAGATAAAAAGATTATGAATATTGTATATCCAACTAATAATCTAATAGGATGATACCAAGAATGATACCTTATTTAGAATTAGACCTCGATTTTACTGTATTAGAAGAAGGTATAATAGTTACTGTATTCTTTGGTTTCTTGATGTGGGGTTTATATGACTTGATTAATAATGAAAGATAGAATACTAAAGAGTCTTATAAGAGGATTCATATTTGCTACTATAATACTTATTATTACGATAATATATAAATATATATACTCTATACTCTAAAAGTTAGCAGAGAGATATTTCTAGGTAGGGGCAGAGCACGATCATAACGTACCTCTAAGGGAACTATACTGTCAGTGTTATATAAGGGTGATGTCTAGTGGCAGTCAGTTTGACCTAGCAAGGACATCCAATCCATAGAGCCATATATAGAAGGCCAAAGACGGCCATAAGAAAGACTAATCCTACTATAGACTCTATAGGCTTCTCTATAAAGGCCTTGATAGCATCTCTATTAAACTCATACCATTCTCTCATATATATTATTTATTTATTATAGTATTCTGGAATGTTATGTACTCTATATACGATATCCTTTAGTCTATCTATACTATCCATAAGCCTATTACTAGGCCTATCATCATACATTCCTTCTAGATTAAGCAAGATCGGCATAAGATCCTGATATAGTTTATCATTATCCATGAGTATATAACCTTTATTTATACTTAAATATACGAACTTTTCTGTTAAGATCCAACTATTTTATAGGTTTTTTTTGTGCTATATAGAAAAAAAGTAAGAGGGAGGTAGGCAGGCCTGATTAAATACCTTATCTTTTCATACGCTAATACGTCTATCTTATATACAACCTATATATTTTTATATGTTTATATGTGTATATCTTTATATTAATATATACTTATATCTTATTTAATAAACGTTAAGTGATATAGTACTCTATAGCCCTTTATCTCCCTTTCATATACAATGTCTACTATACTATCTTATATTGTTTGATATCGAGTAGTAGCCTCAGTCATCCATACCTCAGAGACACGATAAGTACTTTGATTTAATTGTCCTTTATAGAGGTAAGATAGTAGGATAAGGTAGGACTATTCATCAATTTTGCGCGTGGCACCTTCGGTGGAGAGAGAGAAACGCCCCCTCACTCCCCCTACAGCATAGAGCGCTCATCCCCCATTTCATCTCTACTAAGCCATATCACTAAACTATATCTTATTCCTTCTTCTATAGGAGTAACCTCATGAGATATATTAGACGCAAACATTATACAAGTACCTATATCTCTATTAGCTCTTATATAAGATTCATTTTCTTTTATATCATTATAAATTAATAAGTCTCCTCCTTTATAGTCTTCTGAGTTACTAAGTTGTATTATTAACGTTTTATATCTATCACTATACCCTACTCCATTATCTCTATGCTTTTTAAATACATCTCCTTTTTCATATCTAACTAACTTATAATGCATAGGAAGCTCTTGTATTCCAAATTGCTCTTTGAGCTCATGTAACTTACCATAATCATATATTGAAGTTTGTTCAGATGATATTCTTTCTTTCGATTCATAATTAAGAGGACCTACCTTACTACTCTCCCAACTACCAGTAGCATTATCTAAAATGTCAATGCATTGTTCTTCAGATAGTATTTGTTTTTGTATTACTTCATCCATGTGAGTAATATATTGATTGATATTAGCACGTTAGTAATAACAGCTTGTAATATTAATATTGTTCTAAATCTTGCTACTGCATCTGCTTCTCTATCATTTTGTCCTGTCTTCTCTCCTAAAGCTTGAGCCCATAATCTCCATAATCTATTCATATCTCTATTTGTTTATTGTTTCAAAAAATTTATAAAAGCTAACATTATCATTAAAGAATTCATCTGTTACCCAATCCTGATCTGTATCTTCATGATACCAAGTATCAAATGTAAACGTTTTAAACCATTCTGGATTATTAATAGCTATTGGAGTTAATATAGCTTCATGATCTAATAGATGTTCTTTGGTTAAACATTTCTCAGAATTAACTTCAAACTCTCTAATTAGATGCTCTATCTTATCTTTATATCCTCCAAACAATCCTCCTATAGCATTAGACTTATAAAAATGATGATTACCAAATACTTCATTCATAATCTTATTACTATGATATTGAGAAGTATTTCTTATATCTAATAACTTATCTCCAACCCACTTATTAATTTTATTAAATAATTCTTCATTATATATCTTATCATAAGTATACTGATATTCACACTCTGCAAAGCCATCTGCTAATGATATAAAGGTATTATATTTATCAGGGTATAATCCTCTATGTGATAAACCAGCATCTATCCAATAAATGTAATCATATTCAGGTAAGTAATTTTCCTTTATAAAATACATTTTAAACTGACCTAGCTCATAATAACATTTAAACTTATCTAAATGCTTTTCTCTTATTTCAAGAGCTCTCTTATTATGTTTAGTATCATTTAATTCTTTAACTATTACTTCTATATTAGTAATATTATATTCAGAGAATTTATCTATTAATATTGGAGATAAAGAAGAACTAGTATAACATTTTATATCTAAACCACATTTGCTAATTTGAATAAGAGAATAAACATATCTCCAAAATCTAGAATTACCTCCATGTAGATAATAAGGATGACCTGGTTCAAATGCATATATTCCTGTAACAAGTAATGTATTAGTCACTTAGCTTCCTATTTTTATTGAATATTTCTATCAATGTCTGTACGTCTCTCTTTTTATAAAAACGAATATTCTCATAATCAGAAAACTCTACATACCATCCATCTCCTTTCTCATTAGGAAGGTCAAAAGCTTTATTAGTATTAGTAACTAACTCTAATCCTGGCTTATCATATTCTTCTTCCCAACCTGAAAAACCATATTGACCAGCTTCATCTAAAGTATAAGCATAAAAATAATATGGCTCATCTTCAAAGAATCCATCCCCATCTAAATCTTCTCTTGAATAAGATACCTTTTTAAATCCTAATGATAATAAATCTTCTTGTGTCATTCTACAAATAACTTTTTACCCATATCTCGAGCTATCTTATAAAGCTCTTTAATATACATATTACCTTTAAGCTTCTTTTTAGTTAATTCTAAATATTTTAATGCAGTTAAAAGCTGGTTATAATTTCTACAGCTTTCTAATACATTTTTAGCTTTAGTGTAATATTGTAATTCGTTCATTATTTAGTAATAGAATATATCTTGTGCTTCTTTTTCCATTTACTAATAAAACTTTCTCCTATTCCTAAATCTAATATTTCAGCTCCTTTAGGAAGATCTCTTGATCTAGTATTATTAATTTTATCAATATGAGGTCCTCTGAATACTTTCATAAACCTCTTTGCATTTCGTCTAGGTGATAACTTATAAACAGCTACCACAGTAGGGTTTCTATGTGTCATACAAATAACATTAAAAATATTAAACATCCAAGTAGTCCAATTAGTCCAACCATAGCCGCTATGGCATGTCCTTCTACTTGTTCTTTTCTTCTACCTTGTCGGTATTTAATATCTTCTTCTGTCATTTCCTTTCTTGTCATTGGTGCTCTATGTATCATATTTTTTTTCATTTAACTTCTTTGCTTATTTAATGTTTCTCTTTCTTTTTTTCTTTCTTCGGTTTCTAATAGCTTTCTAGTTCCTCTATAAGGTACATAAGTATTAGTACCCCAAAGATAAACTGGTCCTATATACTTAGTAGTAGTCATAGGAACATCCATTGCCTTATGTAAAGTATAATCAGGAATAGTATATCTCCTAGGACCATCAAACGATCTAAAGTCTCTTTCAGTTACTCTATACCATTCATCATTAGCTAATTGTACTTCACATACTCCATGAGTAGGAAAGTCATAATCTAATTTACCTGTAAAACCTCTTTTTTCTGCTGCCATTAATCTACTATTTTAAACTTTTTAGCTCCTCTCGGTGCTTTAATCTTAGCTATTTCTATCGCAGTAGTTTCATCTTCTGCTTCTACATCTACGATTTCATAATCGTAACCTGTATCTTCTTTACCTATAAAATGTAGGTACCAATATTCTACTCTATATCTATGCATAATTTCTATTTAATATTCCTCTATAACCGTATTTATCTTCCATCTCATAGTAAAAATCTATAAGACTATTAGCGTCAGTTTCCGTTACTTCTTTATCGTAATCTTCTACGCTCATTTTAAACTCTAAGGCAAATAACTTCCTTACAGTAGCTAATTTCTCTCTTTCATCTTTCTCAAAGTCTTCTAATAATCTCTTCTTACGAGCTCTATCGATAGAAGTATCTCCATGATAACTACCATGATCTACATGACCATCACTTCCTATATACTTTAAGTATTTATCATTCATAGTATGATATACTAACTCTACTTCTAATAACCAAGGACCTTGATCGAAGTCACCATTAAGTATTCTATCTCTAAAAGGCTCTTTAGCAGATAATTTAGGATTCTTTAAACAATAACTCCTCCACCACATAAACCTACTATAAGACATTTTATTATAGTCAGCAGCAAGTTTTTTCTCTATAACTTTTCTACTCCACTTAGGTTTAAAAGGTAACTTAGAACGGTAACTCATCGTCTTTACTTTTATCTTTAGGTTTAGATATATCATCAAACTTTCTATAGTCAAAGCTAGCAAAAGGCTGACTACCTATTTCTACTACTTCAGAGTCTTGCACATTATTCATAGCATTTATCTCATCGTTAACTTTATGAGCTCTCTTACGAGCCATATAATCATTAGGAGCATATACGTATGCTTCAAACTTAACTACATATCTTTTATCATCCATATTAAAATAATTCAAGTTGAACAACAGGAGGATTCTGAGTCATCTTATCAACCTTAAACGCACTAGTTACTTTACGAGTAGGTCTAAACTCTTCTCCTCTATTATCAATTAACACACCATCTTTAACAGTAAAAGCATGCTTACTAACTCCTAAAATAAAAGTACCTTTAGGATTATCTTTTATAAAAGACTTTACAGTCTTCATTCTATTTACTAACTCACCATAAAGTTTATACTGATTAGTAATCTTAGATTCACCTAAGACTTGAAGAGCAAACATATCGTCTCCTAATTCTATTCCATCCTTTTCGACTTTATCTAGAATAGAAGATTCAAACATAACTCCTTTTCCTTTCTTTCTCTTGAAAGTTTTCTTAACGTATTCATGAGCTAGATCATAATCACAGTCAGTAGCAGCTGCAAGAGCTCTTACAAAACAATCATTCTTTTCAGATTTAGCTATTTTAGAACTGCTATATCCTTTAACAGTACTAGTAGATTTTTTAAATTTATTCATAACCTTTTTATATAATTTATACTTAAATATACGGAATTTTTTCCAGAATTCCAACTGTTTTAGGGGTTATTTACCCAACCATATTTAATGGTTGAGTATGTAACCATCCTACGTTTCTATTAGTATTCAAACTAAAGAACAAAGCATCCATTTGACCACCTCTACGGTTCTTCGAGAAGAAGAAAGCTCTACCTTCATCCATAAATTTCATATGAGCCATTCCAGTCATCATATGCTTAAATCTATTCGATCCAGCAAACTCACCCATTTTAGTAACCTGCTGAATAACAAGGAAAGCAGTATTTACTTTACCTAAGTTCTCAGCTTTGTTATGCTTTTCTAAAAGATTCAATACCTCAGTTTCAGCTCTCTTATTAGACATTCCAGTATGAAAGTCAGCAATAGCACCTACAACCTCAGCCATCGAGTCAATCAAAACTACATCCCATCCTTCAGTTAAAATACTTTTAAGAATTATCAATGGATCTTTTTCGATAAAATCACCCATAAATAAAATATTTAAATCACCAAATTTAGGGAATCTTTTAACATATCCATGCATATCAATTCTATTCATCTCACCAGAGATAAACAAAGTCTTTTTACCTTTATTATTCAGATCTGAAAGTATATCTAACATAACAGTAGATTTACCAACTCCAGGATCTCCTACGATAGCGTAGTTAGTACCTTTCATCAATCCACCTTCAGCAGAAAATAAACTATCAATTTTTTTGCCAGTCGGCATAGGAACGAATAAGTTTTTATCAAACTTAATATCATTCATTTTAACAGTAGAAGGTTTCCAAGTTCTGAAAGAACCAGTATTTATAGATTTTTCTACTCTTTTTTTAGTAACGGAATTTTTAACTGTAATATTCATAACCTTAATTGCTTTATTATTATACCTTAATATAAGAAGAATTTTCCGGAAAGGCAACTTTTTCCCCAGTTATTTTCAGGTTTTTTTTAATAATATTCCTTTATTCCTGTACCGACATGCTGTTTATACCATTTATTTTCTTTATCATGCCATACATAAGGTTCTGTAGGATCCTCTACCCATTTATGTTTAGAATAGTATTCAGGATCTTTACGAAGAAGGTTAGCCCTGTGGGAAGAATGAAACTCTTCTTTTCCGATCCACCAGGGCATTCTAACCTCACCTATTATTTCTTCGTATTGCATAGTATTATTTTTACCTCTTGCTTTCCAGACATCTATACTAACGTTAAGATATTCTTTTAAAGCATTTTCAAATCCTCTCCACATTACGCAACAAGGATGATTAGTCCAACCTTTATAAGGAGTTCCATCTTTCTTTGGACGTCCTAATAAGTTATTTAATATCTGGAAAGTTTCTACTCTTTGCTTTCCTAGTCTTTTATCATCTAGACTTTCTAGTGATTTTTTGAAATCTGTATATGGTAAAAATGTTTGCATATTATATTTCTCCCCATTCTATTATTACAGAAAAGAAAGTTAAATGTAACTTAACTGTATAATAATTGAGATAACTTTCAGGAGGAATAATTTCATAACCAACCATGATACCTTCATGCGGCCATCTGAAATTAAGAGCCAATTCCCAAAACTTATTATCTTTAAAATTTAAATTCATAATAACTATTTTAGATTATTGAGCATATGCTTGTTTAATTCTAGCTACGATAACTAATGAATTACAACTATCACAAGCTCTTCCAGTTTTAGATATAGGATCTGGGTTATGACCAAAATCCTTTATCGGTCCATTGCATATAACACATTTAATAAATTTTCTCATTTAATTTAACTTCTTTAATATGTTTACAATTTCCATGAGCAATATACCCCCAACAGGTACAACAAAGCTCATTTCGAGCATTATATCTTACGATATATTCTTCTCCAGATCTAGCTGAAGTAAATTTCCAACTCTTTTCTTCTTCGAATAACTCTTCGAAGGGCCTCTTCTCCATAACTATATCTTCTATAGTTGTATCTTTTTCCACAACCGTCCAGGAAGGAACATGATACCGAACGCCGGAGGAGACGGTTATGAATCCTCCGAGTCCGACGTTTGATCTCGGTACCAAATAGGTCTTACGCATCAACAGTCCAGTTATGACTATTGTACGAGCCTATCAAAGCATCTTCCAATTTAGATATTCTAATTTTATCTAGAACATCTTCAGTAGTATGATTTTCATACTTATCAGTTTCTGAATTCCATCTTCTAATAATCTTTTCTACTTTAAGAGAACAAGATTTACCAGAGTAAGACATATGAACTATTTTAGCTTTTTTAATTCCACTAACATACCAATCATATCTTACTTGAAGACTTAATCCATCTTCACGAGTAATCTCAATACCTTTCTTTAGATCTGAGATCATATTATCTCTCTTGTAATTATCTCTATCAGTTCTTACTTCTTCTATTTCTCTTCTATGCTTAATAATTTTATCAGTAAGCTTAGTTTCTTTTACTGAGTATTTCTTCTTACAAGTATTTAGATCAGCTAAGATATCATCTTTAAAGTCATTTATAGTCATAGCTATTTGACCATTAAACATAAACCTCTCTAAATTTCTATCTGAGTAGTGATCACTAGTAGAATAAGTACCTATACCTATATTAACATATTCTTTTTCATCTTCTTTATTTCTTTCAGTAGTAGTATAGATAGTACATAGCTCATAACTTCTATGCTTAATTACTTTTTCATAATCTTCTTTTTCTTCATTCCAAACTTCTTTTTCAAATTCATCACCTTTACATGAAATAGTAATATAATCGACAGATCCTCTATAATCTAAATCTTCTAAGTTAGTTTCGATACCTTCAGTACCTTCAAAATAAGATACAAGAATATCTCTCATCTCTTTATCTTGAGAATTCCAGAGTTCTTTTCTTTGATCTTCTAATTTTTCTTTTGCAGTTCTAAGTTTATCCTCTTTAGAATCAAGAGCTTCAAAAATGTATTTAGACATAACCTTAATTTTAAAATTTATATACTATAAATATACGAATTTTTATTCAGACTTCCAACTGTTCCCCCAATTATTTTCAGGAGGAACTGGAAGTTTAGCAACCCCGGCAGGACTCGAACCTGCGACCTCTCTAACCCATTTGCTTTTCACGATCGATTGTATTACGAGTTTCACTTCTACGTATAAGTTACTTCTCCGCGCCTGGTTAAGCTAAAGTGTTCTACCTACTGAACTACGGGACATCTATCAAGATACGAATAAAAACTCATTTAAACAACTTTCTCCCATGTTTTTTTAAGTAAGTCTGTAGCTATTTATTATACACAGCGATACCTCCGATAGACCTCGCTACTCTATCACACAGTTCCCTTAAACTTTATTGGTAGTTACTTATAATTAACATTTAAAATTTATTATATGGATTTTTTAAAAACTGTTGGCTCTTGGGTCAACGCATTAACTGAAATTGGTATGTCAATAATTGCTCTTGGAGTAGTAATTGAAGTACTTTTTAAAGGAGCAGTAATTCCTTTTTGGCCTGATGTATCTGTAGTGGATAACATTATGGGTATTTTAGGATCATTAAGCAATGAAGGGCTACTAGGACTAGTAGGAGCATTCGTCCTTTATCATATTCTTAAAAAGAAATAAGAATATATAATTAATGACAGTAAGAGGTCCTTCGGGGCCTCTTTTTTTATCCGAATATCTCTATTCTAATGTCTTTATTCATTTCGAAACCTCTTTCAGCTAAATGATTTCTTCCTTCATCTATCATTCTACTCCATCCACAAAAGTATACTAAAGGTTTTTCTTTTCTACTATCTATAAGATCTAAATAATGCTCATGAACGTAACCTTTTTTACCTTTCCAATCCTCTCTAGATAAAACTGGAATGAATTCAAAGTTATCTACTAATGATTCAATAAGTTTCATTTCTTCCCA